TCGAAATTATCAACGACCGTATTATCGAAATCATAACAAAATACGTGGGATGATAAAAGGAACAGCCATAAGAGACACGGCCAACTTTAGGATTGAAGGGGTTGAAGATGTGGTAAAACGCCTTGATGATGCGAAAATCAAAAACAAGGTTAAACCCATCCGTCAGGCTTTGCGCTTTGCCGCTGCTCCGATGAAACGCGATGCAAAAGCGATGGCGCCCGTTAGAACCGGTGCGCTGAAAAAAGCTATTGGATATATCAATCCACAAAGCAAAACCCAGCTCTTTATCTATGTAGGGCCGCGCCGTAAAAGCACAAATGTTTTTTACGGACACTTGGTTGAGTTTGGCACCGCGCCGCGAAAATACCGGAAGCCGCAATACCGGAAAATTGGCGGGAAATGGGTGAAGGTGACGCACACCGGAAGCACCCCGGCACAGCCGTTTATGCGCCCGGCTTTCGAAAAAAATAAAGAGAATATTGAAAAACGCTTTGAGCGGAAAATAAAGAAATTAATCGTTAAAGCCGCAGCTAAATGATACGCAAAGCAGTAGCACAGATATTAATAAACGACAGCGAGGTGAGCAGCCTCACGGGTGGGCGCATCTACCCGGTGGCTATGCCGCAGACGGCAGACTTTCCGGCGGTCACTTACCAGTTGATATCTACGCTGCCACACGACACGAAGCAACGCCCATCATCTTATGATGAGGCTGAGTTTCAGGTGAACGTGTTTGCGGAGCTGATGGCTGATGCGGTGGAGATATCGGGGCACGTGCGTCGCGCCCTCGATGGATACAGCGGCACGGTGGAGGCGGTGGATATTCCGGTGGTGCGATTCATAGGGATGAACGACGACCTGAGCGATGACCAGAACGTAAAACACACGGTGCTACGCTTTACAGTAGATGAGCAGCGCGTGTTGAACCTGCTTGAGAATGACCGCTGGGTGGATGAAGCCTATTGGAACGACTCAATAACGATGTTTGAATGAAATTCCAAATAACAAAAAATTGGAATTTGGAAGTTGAAATTCGAGTTTTAACAAAGAATGGGACAGGTAAAAGGAAATACAACCGTGATTGAGGTGGCGGGCACTACGCTGGTAAGCCAGCGGACGCTGTCGTGGAACATCACGACTGATTTTCTTTCTGTGGCCGGAAGCTCAGGGAAAAGCAAAAACCGGAAGCCGTCGGGGCGTTATGAGATGTTGGTGAGCCTGGGAGGGCTCTACGACCCCGAAAACCCCAACGCATCGGCAAAACTGCTGCTCGATAACCTGACCGGAAAAACAAGGGCTCAGATTACCGTGGGTTCAGACCTGGTTGATTACCGGACGTTTTTGGGTTATGTAAAAGATTTAAAAGAAGAAATGAATCAGAGCGACCTGGTAAGCTACCAGGCCACGATTGTTTCTGACTCAACATATGTGCACGTGGTTATCCCGTGGATTTTAGCGGAGGGTTCGTGGGATGATACGGGCGTGTGGAAAGATTACGAAGTGTGGAATGATAATTAATAATTTAAAAACATGGGACAGATAAAAGGAAAAGTAATGCTGCTTCAGATGGGTACTGTGGAGCTGGCTTCGCAGCGCGAATTGTCGTTTGAAATATCAGACGAGATGCTCGACACGACCGTGAAGGGCGATTCAGCAAAAAAAAGAATACCGCTTGGCGAATATGATATCAATCTGAGTATTGGCGGGCTGTATGAAACCGGAGCCGTGGCAGGTGCCGGAGTCAACGACCTGATTACCTCTATCATGAACGGAACAAAAGCAACGCTTTTAATCACGTCGACAACCAGCGGAGCCCCTACCTATGAGGTAGATGGATATGTAAACAACGTGAGCGTGGAGATGAACAAAGATGATATCGTGACGTACAGCGCCGACTTTGTTTCTTCAGGCGAATTGACAACCGGAACCGTTGTGTAATATGAGCAAGTATTTAACCAAAAAAATCGGTAGCGAAACCCTGAACTTTAAGTTTGGGGTGCGCTGCTGGCGGTGGTTTGCTGAAAAGTATGATGTGGCCTTGTCGGCCTCCTTTCAGCAGATTGTCGTACAGGATGAAAAAAACCCTAACGGTGATATTAACCTGGGACCGGCGGTGGACTTAATTTATTTCGCGGCCAAGGACGCGGCGGTGAGCTTGAAGAAAGACCCTGACGCCATCACGGTAGAGCAGGTGGAAGATTGGGTGGAAGACCTCGGGTTTATAGACTTCATCACCGAAGCTATTGAGTTTGCCGCCGAGCGGTTCACCGACCAGCAAAACCATAGCTCCGGAGGAACCGCGAAAAAAAAGAAATCACCTTCCGCGAAGTAGAGCGGTTCGCGTTAGGTGAGTTGGGTTTGATGCCGTCTGAGTTTGAGGAGTTGGATTTTGTGGAGTTGGAAATGATTTCAGACGGCTTCTTTAAAAACCGCGAGTTCGAGCTCTTAAAAACCCGAAAAATAATGTGGGCGGTGCTTCAAAGCCAGAGCACCAAAAACGTAAAAGAAGAAAACCTCATTCCGCTTTCGCTCGATGAGGAAAGCGAATACAAGAAAGAAGACCTGCTGACACCTGAAGATGTGAAGCGGATAAAAGAACGGATTAAGTGGCGGAAGAAAGAGTGAAGAGTGGATTAGTTAATTGGTTGAATAGTTAATGATTAAGAAAATAGATTTAAAAGACTAATCAACGAATAAACTTATAAACGAATTAACCAGCAGTTATGGCATTAGCGGATATAAATATACGGATTGGGGCAAACATTCAACAGCTTGAAAAGAGCCTGAGCAAAGCACAGCGAAATCTTAACCGCTTTTCGCGGAAGATGCGGGCCAGCGGTCGTAACATGAGCCGCAATGTAACACTTCCGCTGGTGGCTGCCGGTGGCGTGGCGGTGAAGTTTGCCGCCGACTTTGAGACGGCCATGGTGGAAGTGCAGAAGGTGACCGACAAAACCACCGCCGACAAGCTGGCCGGAAGTATCCGCCGTATGGCTGAAGAGATACCGATGAGCCAGCGGGCGCTGGCCGGGCTGGCTGCGGATGCGGCAAGGTTTGGCATCCGCGGAAGCGAAAACATCGAGAGTTTTACGCGGACTGTGGCTAAGATGGCTGAGGCTACCGACCTAACAGCCGATGTGGCGGGCGAGGCGCTGGCAAAAATCAGCACGCAAGCCAATGTCCCCGTTGGTGATATCGAAAACCTGGGCTCAGCTATTAACGAGCTGTCGAACAACTTCGCCACCAGCTCAAGCGAGATAGTAGATGCCATGCTGCGCTCATCAGCAACCATGAGCAACTTCGGACTCAACGCCACGCAAATTGCCGGGGTGTCGGCACAGATGAACGCCATGAGTGAAAGCGCCGAGCGTGCCGGTACACGGATGCGGTCGTTGTTCCAGAGCCTGCAAGACCCGAAAAAAATAAAAGACATTGCCGAAGCGGTGGGTATGACCGTGGATGAGTTTAAAGCGATTAAGCAAAACAACCCGCAGCAAGCGCTGATGATACTGGTGAACGCGATGTCGCGTAACGGTCAGGAGGCCGAAAACCTGCGCGGCGTGCTGGAGCGTACCGCCCGGACGGCTTTAACGGCGCTGGCGAAAAACACCGACGACCTGACGCGGGCGCTGGGAATGAGTGAGCAGGCTTTTAAAGACAACACCTCGCTGCAAAGCGAGTTTGAGGCGGCCAGCAAAACCTTCAACGCCCGACTTACGAAGATGATGAACACGCTTCGCAACGTGGCAATTACGGTAGGTAATATGCTGATGCCTTACCTCGAGAAGCTGATGGAAAAGATTAAGGCCGTGGCGAATTGGTTTGCCGGACTCAGCAGCAAGGCAAAAGCCATGATTGTGGCTATTGCCGCGGTGTTAGCTGCTATCGGGCCCTTAACGGTGGCCATCGGTTTGGTGGCTTCAGGCATTAGTTCGCTCATCGGGCTGATGACCGTGCTGACTGGCCCCGTGGGTTTGGTGATTGCTGCTGTGGGCGCGTTGGCTGCGGCGGTGCTTTATGTCTGGGATAACTGGAAAGCGGTGTCGGAGCGCATCAGCGATGTGAGCTGGTGGAAAAACACCTTGATTTCAATGGTGGAGTTCCTGGCAAAGCAGGTCGTAAAAATGGTGGACTTGCTCACGTGGCCTATCCGTAAAGTGGCGGAGGTGCTGGGCGTGGAAATCCCTACCATCGAAATCAACTTGCAACCTTTGTTTGATGAGCTCAACAGCCTGAAGTCAGAGCCTAAAAAATACAAGCATGAGTTTGGCAGCTTTCTGGATGCGGTGAAAAACGGCGCTTACCAGGCCGCCGATGCCCTCGGTATTATGAATGCCGCCGTGGGTGGTGGTGGCGGTGGAACGTCCACCACAAAGCCGCAGACCTTTAGCGAGGCCGGAAGAGGAAGTGCTATTCCCACAATGCAAAGCAAAGGCCCCGACCAGATTGACACCGACACCGACAACACCATCCCCGGCATGAAGCTGAGGGCTTTTGTCCCTACTAATGAGCAGCTGGCCGGAATATATGAATTTACAAAAAGGTGGCAGCTCGCTGGAGAACAAATTAACCGCGCGGTGGAGTATGCCCTGGAAGATGTGGCGGCCAACATGGCTGAGATAATTGGCCAGATGGGAAAAGGCGCTGCCGGGATGGAAGCAATTGGCGGAATGATTTTCACTACGCTGGGCAACCTGGCGCAGCGCGTTGGTAAAATAGCCATCGGCGTGGCTATCTCTATCGAGGGAATTAAAAAAGCATTGCAATCGCTCAACCCTGCTGCGGCTTTTGCCGCTGGGGTGGCACTTATTGCGCTGGGGGCGATGGTGAAGAAAAACCTTGGAGGTATTGGCGCTGACAACACCCCGCGACTGGGACGTGGAGGGTTAGCCACCTCTCCCACCACCGCGATTATCGGCGACAACCCATCGGGGAAAGAAGCGGTGATTCCGTTTGAGCGGATGGGCGAGTTTTTGAGTATGGTGAACGGAGGCAACAGCCAGCCGCAAGAGCTGTACAGCCACATCACCAACGACGGCATTTACATGAGTAACAAGCGCGGCGTGGATAGAAATAAAAGACTGACTTAATGAGCGTTAAATACCACAAAAAAAGCGAGCGGAGTATTCTGGCAATGAGCGAGGGTAAAGAGGTGGGCACGATTGACCTTGAGTATCACGGCCCACACCCCATGTTTCGACTTACTTCTTTTGTGGATGGGTTTACGCATATTTATCGGCGCGCGGCGCTGGCAAAGCAAACGCTGGAAGCGCGGGTGAGGAACTGGCAAAAAAATAAAGCGTCATGATAAGAGCATACAGCGAGACATACGACCGGATAAATGAAGACCTGCTGCGGATGGAAATCCACGACAGTGAGTTTAGCGGCACCGCATTTGCCTTTGACGTGGCCGACAACTTTTTCACGCTAAAATATGATGAAAAAGATGATGAGGTGTATGCGCCCATCATGGCTTCAAATGTAGATTTTCAGTTTCTGGTTGAGGACAGCGCGGGCGAAACCCTGATGGAAGATATGGCCAGCAGCTACGAAGACCGCTTTGTGTTAAAGGTTTTAAGAAACGGCTCTCTCTACTGGATAGGCAACATCATCACCGACGGTATTAAAATCCCTGACCTTGACCCGAACTACTTTACCGCTATCACGGCCACCGACGGTATCGGCGCGTTGAAGGGGGTGAAATACATGAATAAGAGCGGCACACCGCATTCCGGAAAAGATGATTTTGCGGATATCATTGCGCGTGTGCTGATGGAGTTGAAGTATGTGAACGACTTCTACAGCGTCGGAAGCACGTTGTTGAAGGTGAACATGCGCTGGTTTGAGGCGCAGATGACCCACGACAGCGTGGATGCTACGTATGCGCCATTGAAAAACAGTCGGGTGGATAATGCTTTCGCTACCAAAGAGGCATCGGGCGATGACCTTGATGTGATTGATTGTTACCAGGTGCTCGAAAATATTGGCAAGCGCTTTAAGATGCAGCTGAAGCAGGTGAACGGCGCCTTCTACTTTTCACAACCAAAGCAGCAAGGCGGAGCCATCACCCTGCACAGCTACGACAAAACAGGCAGCCACCTTGGCAAATCGACTGAAGACCACAGCGAAAATTTTGCTTTTAATAAGCTGCGGATGAACGGAAGTTATCACTTTTACCCACCGGTGCTGCGCGTGACTGAAGAAGTGAAGGTGAGAAACAGTATTTATCAA